GACGATCAAGGAGAGATTCGAGGATCAAGAGTCGGGATATGATGCACGGAGCTTCGCCAAGAAAACGCTCGATGCCATCGAGGCAGTGCTTGAGGATCGCGCAACGGAAAAAGATCTTTCTTACTCAATCGCTGGCCGCTCCCTCTCCAAGATGACACTCCGCGAACTCCAGGATGCGCGGGAATACTGGTATGGCAGATATCAATCGGAGCTTCGCACAGAACGAAAAGCGCTTGGCAAACAAAGCGATAAAGTGCTTGTGAGGTTCACATGATAACGGAGCTCAAGGAGATTCTACGATTCGCACGCCGGCGCCTGAGCAAGGGTGGTCACAATCTGATTCAAGATCTCTACTCCGGTCGCCTCGATTCCCGTGCATACCTCCGGGCAATTCAATTTGCACGGCAATGGACGAGTGGCTATTTCCATGGTGCTGATTCTAATCGTCTTCTTGGTTCCTGGCTTTCTTCTCCTCTCACCCCGGATGAAATCGTCCGTCGTAATCTCCGCCGTCTCCGTGCTCGTTCCCGTGATCAAGCAGACAACAATCCCCTGGGGCGCAAGTTTGCGAAAATCATCGATCGAAACATCATCGGGCCGCAGGGGATCCGGCTGCAGGCCAAAGTGCTTGGGGCAGATGGAAAACTTGACAAGGGTACCAATGATGCAATCGAGGAGGGCTGGAAAGCGTGGGGATTTGACAAGCGTGTCTGTGACTACGTGCAACGACTTTCCTGGCGTGCGATGCAAAGCCTATGGTTGCGCACTGTTGCGATTGATGGTGAGATCTTCGTTCGCTACATTGAGCGACCAGATCTCAATCGCTTTGGCTTTGCCGTGCATCTCCTCGATCCCGAGCTCATCGACGTAGAGCACAATGCGGAGTTGACGTATGGACGATTCATCCGCATGGGCATCGAATTCGATCCTGTCGGCCGGCCACTTGCCTATCATGTCCTGAGCGGTACTGATTCCCGGCTACCCGACTACGGCGGAGGATATCGCGGAACTGAACGAATCCGGATTCCCGCCAAAGAGATTGAGCATTCATTCCTGGTAGAACGGATCGGCCAGAAGCGAGGTCTTCCCTGGACTGGCACCAGCCTTTTCACGCTCCGCATGCTCGCAGCTTACAAAGAGGCGGCAGTTACAAACGCGCGCATCGGCGCGTCAAAAATGGGCCTGCTGAAACGCGAGCAACCTGACGCAGAATTCACTGGTGATTCTCAGCAGGATGATGGCAGCCAAGAGATTGAAATCGAAGCTGGAATGTTTCGCATGCTGCCGCGTGGTGTGAGTTTAGAGAAGTTTGATACAGATTATCCTCACGGCGAATTTCCGACTTTTGTTGAAGCGCAGGAACGAGAGGCTGCCGCCGGTCTTGATGTGAGCTACGCAGCTCTCACGGGGGATCTCACCAAAGTCAATTACAGTTCGATCCGCGCGGGGCTTGTGGAAGATCGTGCCAATTGGGAATGCATGCAACAGCTTGTGATCGAGGAGTTCTGCTTTCCGACGTACAAACGCTGGATCGCAATGGCAACACTCATGTCGGCCATCAGCAATGGACGACCACTCAATCCTGCAGATCTCGATCGCTATCTCCGAGTGACTCATCAAGCCAAACGCTGGCCCTGGGTAGATCCCGATAAGGACACCAAAGCGAAACTGCGCGAAGTGAAAGCGGGGGCGGCTTCTCTCAGTTCTTGGATCCGCGAGCGAGGCCTCGATCCCGAGGAAGTCTGGAAAGAAATCCAGCAGGAACGCGAGATGCTCAAGGAAATGGGAATTGAGATCTCATTCGAGGAGAAACAGAGCAGCCGCGACGCAATTGCAGAAGTTGTTGGCGAGATGGTCGCCGCCGGCGAGATCGGGGGGGAGGGCAATGAGTGAAGTGCAATTGCTGGGCGGAATAGCACTTGAACAATGTGACATAGATGGTCAAATCGAGGGCCGCCCCTATGCGAATGAACATTCCGCTCGCCTGAAAGATCCAAAGCAGTATGCCGAATTCCGTCGTCAGAATAACAAGTTCGGCCGCGGCATTCATGCAATTTTCGGAATCAAGGCGAAACCAAAACGCATAAGCGAACTTCAGGCAATTCGTTTTGATGCCAAGCTATACACTGTCGCGCAAGCGAAGAAGTGGCTCAGTGATCATAACTACAAGCCGATTCTCTTCGAGCCGGCGAGCAAGGAGAAAAGCATGGAACGAGAAGAGTTTATCGAGATGCCGCTCGGCTATCGAATCCATCCGATCGACGCACGAACGATGAAAGATGATGATCGTGAAGTTTCCGTCGTTTTCTCGACCGAGGAGCCGGTTCTCAGATTCATCAATGGCGAACTGGCATGGGAAGTGCTTGATCATGATCCCAAGAGCGCGAATCTCGATCGTCTTCGCAACGTCGCCGGAGTTCTTATCAACCACAATCCCGATCGATATGTTGGGAAACCGGAAGACGTCCGAATCGAAGATAGACAAGGGCGGGCGACTATTCGATTCGGCACAACCCCACAAGCTGAAGATGCACGGCAATCCGTGAAAGATGAAAGCCTTCGTGGAATTAGCGTCGGCTACATTCTTCATGAGTTGAAAGAAGACGGTACTTTCAAACCCAAGAACGGCAAAGAGCGTAAGCTCTATCGTGGAACTTGGGAGGGAATAGAGTTTTCCCTTACGCCGATTCCCGCAGATCCAAACTCGGCGGTAGGGCGCACAGAGAAACCACAGTTCCGGGCGGGGGAGCAGGTGTATAGGTGCCGGGTCAGCAGTGATCTGGCAGGAAAGGAGTTGAGCGATATGGGTGAGGAAACAGGTATCCTCTTGGAGGAGCCACAACCACAACCAGCCGCACCAGCTCCGACGCCACGACAGGAACCGGCGGTCGAGCAAGTGCGAAACAGTGCAATCGAAGCGGAACGGCAAAGAGTCAATGAGATCCTGGAGCTCGCCGAACATCACGGGCAGCGGGATCTTGCCAACAAGTTCATCGCAGAAGGTAAGAAGGCGGAGCATTTCGTCCGCGCGCTGCTTGATCTGAAGCAGCAAGATGCAAGCGCGGTGAAAGGTTTTCGTCAAGTGCCCGATGCAAGAACAATCGGATGGAGCAAGAAGGATGAGCGGGCCTTCAGCTTTCACAAGCTGATAAATGCGCTTGCCAATCCGAAGAGCAACCGCGCGCAGGAAGAGGCGGCATTCGAGCTTGAGGCATGCGATGCGCAGGCAAAGGCTTTTGGTCGCGATCCTCAAGGCGTTTTCATCCCGAGCGACATGCTGATTTCCGAGCGTAACGCGATGCCTTGGACGGGGCGCCGGGATGTGACGGTGACGGGTGAGGGCGCAGATCTTGTGCAGACGGATGTTCTGGGAGCCAAGTTTATCGACCTCCTGCGGGCGAAGTTGCTCACGGCTCGTTTTTCCACCGTCATGACGGGGCTTCGTGGCAATGTCCTGATTCCCACCCTGACGGCGGGGAGCGCTGCCGAATTCGTCGCGGAGAACACGGCCCCCACAGAGCAAACGCCGACATTCGGGCAGCTTGCGCTTTCGGCGAAGCCGATCCGCTCGTATCTGGAGGTCTCCCGGCAGTTGCTCGTCCAGAGCACGGCAGCTGTCGAGATGATTCTCCGCAGCGATCTCGTCAAAGCGATGGCCACCAAGATCGACGATGTGACGTTCGAGGGCGGGGGAGACAATGAACCGACAGGAATCAAGGGGACAGATGGGATCGGTGACGTTGCTGGTGGCACCAATGGTTTGGCGCCAGCCTGGTCTCACATCATCGAGCTTTGGACGGATGTTGCGGCAGCCAATGGGAACGTCGATGGCAACACGGTTGCCTATGCCAGCACTCCGGAAATCGTCGGCAAGCTGAAGCAAACCGTGAAAGCCACGGGTGAAGTGATCGGGTTCATCTGGAACGACAATGTTCCGGATCGTCCAGTCAACGGCTATCCCTTCTGGTTCAGCTCTCAGGTCCCTAGTGATCTCACCAAAGGAACGTCTGAGGGTGTTTGCCATGCGATCTTCTTCGGTGATTGGTCGGAAGTTGTGCAGGCGTTCTGGGATCAGATGGATCTGATTGTCAACCCGTACATCCTTG